ATGGGCTCAATTATCTCGCGTAAGCGTAAGAACGGTTCTGCTAGCCACACCGCGCAAATTCGGATTATGCGTGGCGCAAAGACAGTTTATCAGGAAAGCCAAACCTTTGAGCGCAAGGCAGCGGCTACCGCCTGGCTGAAACGACGAGAAGGTGAACTGGCCCAACCAGGCGCGCTTGATCGCGCACTGCGCACTGGCGCGTCCGTGCGCGAGATGATTACCCGATACCTAGATGAATTTGAACGGGTGCAGCCGCTGGGTAAAACCAAGCGAGCCACGTTGAAAGCGGTAGCCGCTAGTTGGTTGGGCGACCTAGCTGATGTTGAGCTGACCAGCCAGCGGTTGGTTGAGTACGCGCACTGGCGGCGTGGCGTTGAAGGAGGGGAGGTGCAGCCGCAGACCATTGGTAATGATCTGTCGCACTTGGGTGCGGTGATGTCTGTGGCGCGCCCTGCATGGGGTTATGACGTTGACCCGCATGCGATGACTGATGCGCGCAAGGTGCTGCGCAAGATGGGCATGGCTTCACGCAGTAAGGAGCGGGACCGGCGGCCCACGTTGGAAGAGCTGGATCGGTTGATGGACCACTTTGGTGAGATGCATTTGCGGCGCCCTTCATCCATACCCATGCAAAAGATCATTGCGTTTGCGGTGTTCTCTACGCGACGGCAGGAGGAGATAACGCGCATTCGCTGGGCTGATTTGGATGAAGAAGGGCATCGCGTGTTGGTACGCGATATGAAAAACCCTGGCCAAAAGATCGGTAACAATGTGTGGTGTCATTTGCCTGATGAGGCTTGGGCGATTGTGCAGAGCATGCCTCGTGAGTGCCCTGAGATTTTCCCATTTAACTCGAGTTCAATTTCTGCTTCGTTTACGCGGGCCTGTCATTTTTTGAAGCTGAGCGACCTACGCTTTCACGACTTGCGCCATGATGGGGTGAGCCGGTTATTTGAAATGGACTGGGATATTCCGCGTGTGTCCAGCGTTTCAGGCCATAGAGATTGGAACTCACTGCGGCGTTACACCCACATGCGGGGGCGGGGTGATAGATATGTAAGTTGGCCTTGGCTTGAACTGGTTCTCGCAGCGCCGTTAATCCGGGCGCAAGAATGAAGCTGAGAGAAAAGTTTTAATTTATATATTACTCTTTTGTTATGGTTCACCTTGGAGGCATTAGATCCTCGCCTTGCCAGGTATCGTTGCCAGGATCTGGATCCAGATATGCCTGAGTCCTTGATGCTAAATCTCGTAGACGTGTGGTAAATAAAAGGTTTAGTTCTGCAGGCAAGGGCTCCCCGTCGATCGGCATGACAATCCCATGATCGATATGTGCGTGCCCATCAAAGTCCTCAGGTGCATCTTCAAGTTCGCTTCCAGCCTTGCGTATATCCATGGCGAGAATCGCGCCGAGTCCTGAATAAATTACGTTTCCCGAAACTTGCGATCTAATTTGTTCGCGACATGTTTCCACTCCATGTGGCCTGGCAACAGAAATTATCGAACTTCCCTTAGGAGGTCGAAATGCTGCTGGTTTTAATCTTTTCTTCTTTAAATCGTAATGCACTGGTGTTTTTAAGGCCCGAACTATCACTTCTGAGTCTTCAATTAAAGCGCGTTCCATGCGTATATCGCTTAAGCAGCAATACGAGAAATGCTCGCATTGCTCATGGTTGGTGATCGGTTAGATTGAGGATACAAATGATCGTTAACAAAATTACCCATTAAGTGGAAGTCAGCTTGGTTACAATACCCATCCATTATGAATTTATGCTGAGATTCCTTAAGAAGATAAAAAGAAAACTTTTTTTCACCTATTTCAAGGTGGCTCACGCCCGAGGATGTTTCCCACTCGAATGACACAGTACCGTTAGGATTAGGCGTAATCTCAGGGGCTGGAGCAATATTTAAAAGGCCGCGTATAGCGCCTAAGCTGTTTTCTATCGTTGAGCTTTGAAATGCGGGAGCACCGTATCCGTCCCAGTCATCGGGCATTTCAGCTAAGGCGTATACATTGTCGTATGCAAATTTACTTTCGTAAACAGGTATATGCTTAGTAGGAGTTCGTGCAAACTTTCGAGCGTTAATTTCTCGTTTTGGTACTTCGCCCTTATTAAGCAAGTTTGTTATATGATTAGAAAAATATGAATATATTTCAATGTTAGAGGCTGTGATGTTGCTAAGAGAGGGATAGTTAGTCATCAATTGGCTCCAGTCGATCAGCTATATTTACAATCATGCTTTGGAATATTTTATTCTGAACTTTTTGAGCTAGTTTCAGTGTTGCAAGAATCGAGTTAATGTCTGGTGCAATAGGGCTTGCGGCTTGAATGTTAGTATGGACTACAACAGCGCTGCTACCGTTGGCCGATCCTTCGCCTACTGATAATGATAACAGCAAGCCATCTCGTATAGGTGTGTTCAATTGGAAGTTGTATTTTATAGGATGGCCAGGCTCTTTTAATTCTTCTAGCGCGTCAGGCGTAGATAATACAAACCCTAGGTCATTCTTAATAAATTCTGAAGGGGACGCACCTCTAACCACTGATTCGTTAAAAGCATCTATATATTGCAAGGAAATATTACTAAATGGCGTTTGTTGTTCATTCTCTGGACGAGAGGATAAAAGCATCGATATGCCTTCCTTCAGAAATGGAGTAAAGGCTGACCATGAGTCGTAAGGAGGAACCGCATTAGCAGTGAAAACTCCCGGACCAAGCTGGTAAAGCTCTGCTGCATTTGGAGAGCGCCTTAGACGGTGCGCCACTTGCCCCCCCATTAGAGGAAAGCCGCTTGGTATCAGTCTTTCGCTGTGAACACCGCCATTTTGACCTAGCTTTTCATTAAATCGCGAAAGAAGCTTTTCAAACGAGCTAGAGTCGAATATAGGAAACTGTGCTGGGATACCTGTTGGAGCGCCTGCGAATGGTGAATCACTGCCAGAGTTCCAATGAAGCTCTACGATGACTTCTACAAGAGGAGCGTTTCTATAACGGGTCATTCGTCCGCCTAATCCTTTAAAATAGCAAATGCTACGGTTGCACTGCTGAGAGACTCTATGTCAACGGTTCATGACATTTAACATCTCAGTCTTCAAGACTGCAAGTTCTCCGTAAGCATCCTATCAGATCAGCTTGCACGCTGGTATCTTCCATGAAGCTTGTTATGTTCAGTCATCGCTATGGCCCGTTGGTTGTCCAGGTATGTGGCCAAGTCCTGCAAATGTACGCCTCGTGCTGACTTCTGGCTGCTTTCTAACCTCACAATAGGCAAATCTATCTCTGTCGACATCACCTTGCGCTGCAGCTTCTCTACGCTTAAGTGGCTGAAATAATCGGCGCAGACCTTGGGCAGCGGAATCACTACCTGGCCGTCATACTGTGCCATGAGCAGAAATAGGGTATTCATGCAGTATTCCTCATGGCCGTCAGCGTTGTGGAAAATATTCGTTGCGCATGCTGTGTGGTACAGACTTTGCGGCCCAGCCCAGTCCACGCACCTGCACGCATTCGGCTACCAAGATTACGATTGTTTTCACGCGGACGGTCAGCGTTGGCGATGACATTTTGATGCCTTTGGAAGACATCGATCATGAGGCAGAAGAGCACGGGCCAGAGTCGAGAGCGCTGCTCGATCGAGCTTTCCTGGTATTTGTCCAAGTTGGTTACACACTCATTGGCCTCGCATACTTCGCGTAAGCGGAGGGCGGTGTGTTGCAAGATGGGGACGGCGCGCAGCAGAGAAATTGTTATTTTCTCGCGGCGTTTTCCGACGCTGTGATTGCAGTTCATTCAGCACCCCCGATTTGATCAGCGTTGGCGTTGAACTCCGCAATCAGTATGTTGATAGGGTTGCCTGGGAACATGTCTGTTGGCCGCAGCGTTGCCTGCATCTCGCGGATGTGGTGCGCTGGGGCGTTGGCCAGAGCGTTAAGCACTTGCTTGAGGGCGTCACGTGAGACTGTAACGTGTGTAGCTGGGTTTATCTTAGCCGGTAAGCCAATTGAGCGTGGCCCATCGGCGTTATCAGGCACCCCGCATTGGCGGGCAACATTTGTGGCGTGCTTTACCTGTTCGGCGCTTAGGGCTACGTGCTCTTCAATGCCCAGCGCGCTGCGAATGGCTAGGCCGGTACGGCTGCTGCCCCCTTGGTGGTGGTAGAGAACCCAGAGAAGCATGCCGGTCATGCGCTGGTTGGTGTACTCCAGTCGTTCGTAGTCATAAGCCAAAGTCAGGCTGGTGGCGTCGGGCGGATCGGTGAGGGCAGGATTGTTGGCCATCGCTGCCTGAATGTAGTTGGCGCCGTCCAGCAGCTCTTCCAACAGGTGCTGGAGCCATTGATTCAGGGTCAAGTCTCCGCGCTCGGTAGTGACGCCGTACTTCTCCAGCCCGGCAATGGAGCGCTCCAGCAGGAGCTGGCGGTTACGCTCTACGTTCTGATCGGGTGAATGCATGGTCAGACCTCCCGTGCGCAGCTGATGCGCATGAGCTGGGTGTCGATGGCCAGCATTTGGTTGCGCAGGTTGTCGATGGTTTTTAGCTGCCGTTCGCGTGCGGCTTCGCCTTTGGCTGGGGTGCGTAGCAGTAAGGCGATGTTGGAGGCGTGGGCGCTGTGTTGGGCTTTGAGGTCGCGTTCGTGCGCGAGGGGTGCGGTGGTCATGGTTTGCGCACCTCAATGTTGACGCCTTCACTGTGCAGCGGGTGGGCTGGGGTGTAGATATCTGCCCCTACTAATTGGGAATCAAATTGCTGGCGGAATATAGCGTCAACGATGCGGTGGCCGCTGCTGCTGAGGTTTTTGGCCTCACGTGCGTCTTTATGCTGGTTGGTGGCGTGCAAGGCTGCTGCGCTGAGGTTGAGTTTGTCTGCCATCCGCTGGAGTTTTTGCAGGTCTGAAGCGCTTATGGTGAGGCCGCTGGCTTTTGCTGCGGTCAGCTCTTCGTCGTGACGTTGCTGTTGTAGCTCCATCGCTAGTGCGGCGTGGCTGCGTTCTGCGCTGATGCGTTGGTTGAGGCCGCGTACGGTACTGCACAGGTCTGCATTGGCGGCGCGCAGTTCTGTGAGCAGGCGTTCTTCAACTGCTTGGCGTACGCGATAGCCGGCTTGCTTGCCTTTGTGCCAGGCGCAGCGGGTGGCGGTGATGGCGATAATCACCAGTGCTGGAATGATGAAGCACCCGGCGATTAGAAGTTGTTGGTTGTTCATTGGCTGTGTCTCCCGTGCCCGGCGCCGCGTACGTGGTAGGTGCGGCGCCGGGCTGGCTGGTTGTTGTTGGTGGTTAGTTGCCGATGGCGAAGGTGCCCACGGTGAGCTGGCACAGGCCGCCAATCTCGGCGGTGAGTTTGTCTTTAAACTCCTGGGCCATTTCTTCCTCTTGTTGCTCCTGCATCACCCAGCGCAGTTTGATGGTTGGCGGTTCGCTGGTAAGGATGCTGATGCGCAGGGTGAAGGTGCGCTCTTCCAGTCCGTCATAGGGCGGGGTGGTGAACAGCAGATCGGCTGGCTGCTTCTCTGCGTGGGCGGCTTCGATGTTGTCCATGCTGCTGCGCTGCGCGCCGAAGTTAGTTTCGGTGCTAGTGCGCTCAGCCTGCGCCTTGATGGTGATGGTGCGGATTTTTTGCACGGCGGCAGAGACGGGCATTTCAGTGTCGGTGCTGTCCAGTACCTTTATGAAGTGGTGCCAGTCTTCCATCCATTCGGCCAGATCGGCTTGCTTGTGAGTACGGCCTGTCATTTGCTGAATAGCTTTGAAGGCGGCGGTGGGTTTGAGCTTGAGTGATGCTTTGTCGTCGCCGTGGCCTGGCAGGTTCTGGTCGCCGAGGTTGAAGAGGACCGTGCAGCTCATGTCGTCCTGATCAACGAAGCCCTGAGGCAGCGCTTCTGTTTTCTGGTGCTGCTCTACATAGGCGCAGAAGTCGCGGAACGACTGAGTGGCCAGACGCCCACGGAAGCGTGCGCGGTAAGCCTGGAGCAGCTCTAGCGATTCCACGCTGAACTGGTGCGGCAGCAAAATGGCGGGCGTGTTGGTGTCCAACGGTTTGCCGTTGGCTGCGGTATGGGTGGCCGTGATGCGGTCCAGGGTATCGAGTGGCAATGTCATGTTGCTTTCCTTGTGGTAGGTGGTTTGGTGTTGCGGTGGTGCTTAGCTGCGCGCGGTGACCGGAGCCTGGTCTTTGCTGAACATTTGGCCGGTGGGGTTATCTGCAAACAGCTGCAGGCCGTTGGCGGTGAGGTAGAACGGGGTTTCGAGCGCTGTGTCTTCGCGCTTGCTGCCGCGCTTGGTGGGCTCTGTGAACTCCAGCTTGTGCGCTACTTTGAGCTGGTGAGTTTCGCCGATCTGGCTCATTTCCAGCGTGATGGTGACTTTGCCCTTTTTGCCGTGCTCTACCACGCCGCTGGCGACCGCTGACAGGGCGGTGCCGAGCTGCTGGTTGAATACGCCGGCGTTGAGGTTGGCGATGAATTCGCCGGGGTCGGTTGCTTTCATGGTTTGCTTCCTTGGGTTGTGCCGCTCAAGCGGCTTGGCTTTGCTCGAGCTGGGCATCCAGATAGCGGGCCAGCTCTTGCAGGGTGACTATTTGAGGTGCGCGCTGTGACTTGTGCAGCTGCGTGAGGGTGATGCTGACGGCACCTTCGTCTATGAGGCGCAGCAGGTGCCGGTCGGTTTGGATATGCGGGAAGCACTCGGCGCGCAGCTCTGCCAACGTGAGGTAGGGCAGGGTGTAGCGGCGGCGCAGCTGCGCGAGGGTGGCGTTGCTCATGCGGCGGGCACCTCTGCAATGGCTAAGGCGGTGTTGCGTACGCGCAACAGCTCGACCAGCCCTTGCGGGGTGTGCGCCATTACCTGTTGCTCTACTAGGGTGCCGTTGAGAATGACGGCGACCAGTTCGGTGCCGTCTGCGCCCGCGGGCGCTACGCACACCGTGAGGTGCTTGGGTAGCTGGGCGCTGACGGCGGCGTAGGCTTCTGCGAGGCGTACGTGCTGCGGTTGAATCAGGCGCAGGCGGTCTATTACTTCGTTGACCGTGTCGCTGGCGACCTCTTTGCTGATGGTGGTGGGGTGGTCAAAGTGAACCTGCATCAGCTTGAGCACGCCAATGGCTTGATCAATGATCGGCATGGGGTTGTAGGGTGTGAATTTTGGCTGGTTCATCACGCGGCGTGCTCCTGCGTTGAAGGCACTTGCACTACCTCTACGCCTAGCTCTTTGGCGAGCCAGAGCAGCCCTTTACTGGTGACGAAGGTTTTGGCGTAGATAACGCCGTTGCCGTTGTTCATCAGCTTGTTGCCGGTGTGCTCGCGAAGCTGAACGTGAAAGCGCCCGGCGTCTACATCGCTCTGACGTGGCAGGCGGTTGCAGTCCAGTATCTTGCGGCGCTTGAGCTCGGCGATTAGGCGGTTGCGACCAGTGCTGAGCATTTTGGCGGCGGTGGCCAGGTCGTATTTATGCGGCATGGTGGGTCACCGATTTATGCGCCAGATAGCCGCGGTATAGGTGCGCGTTGTCGAGCAGCTCCATCAGGCGTTGGAACTCTGCGGAATCGATCGCTCGTGCTTCTACCGCCATGTTGAGCGAGCCCAGCCCTTTGCCAAGGTTGACTCCGGCGCAGTAGCCCGGCTCGCTATATCGCACTTGCTGTAGAGCTCGGGTGATGGCTTTGATGACCGCTTTGCGATTGCTCATGCCGCCACCTTCGCCGTGTCTAGCGTGCCGTTGGCGCAGGCCTCAATCCATTCAGCCACCCGGTGTGCAAGCGTCTCAGCTGGCTGTTTGGGCAGGGTGAGTGTGTTGTGGGTGCCCTCGGCACGAAAGCTGAGGCGGATATGGTCCGGCAGCTGCGTTATGTGCAGGGTGGCGTGTATGGGCTGCGGCCGAAACGGTGCGCTGATGTTGATCAGCTTCAGTCTGAAGCAACCCGGTAGGCGCACTTGGGTGTGCAGCAGTTGCTGGGTGACGGCAGTCAGCTGGATCATGCGGCGTCATCTCCGGTCCAGGGGCCTGTGGGCTCTGGGGTGGGAGTTGCGCGCATGGCTGCGCCGCTGCGGTTGCCACCGATGATGATGGCTAGGCCGGTGCGGGCGGTTATGGCTTTTATGTGGTCTGGATTACTGGCTGCAGTTGGGTGCAGGTAAATCCGGCAGGTAGTACTTGGCTGTGTCCGCATTGTGTTGACCCTGTGTGGTAGGTGGGTTCAACACAAAAATAGCTCAGCTAATTATTTAAGGCAATAGTCCAGCTAATAAATACTTAATATTTTTATAGCTCGACTATTTTTCTCTTAGCTTTGCCACAAATTGACCACTCTTCGGTCAGCTTGATGATGCGGTCGGGAAAATCTGGGTTGGTTGCTTCCAGATAGAAAACTCCGCCCTCACGACGCAAACGTTTGAGCGTTACGCTCTGATCGCTGGTGCGTTTGGCGAGCACGATATCGCCGGGGAGGGCTTCGAGTTCGGGATCTATGACTACCCGGTCGCCGGGGTATATGTCTGGCACCATGCTTGTGCCCTCTACCTTGAGTACGAATGCCCGATTGCTCACTGGGCCTCCTGAGTGAATCCATTCGTCTGCGTCGCCTGGTTGAAAGTTATCAACGGCTTCGCAAAAAGAGCCAGCTTGAACTTCACCAATCACAGGCAGCATGCGGCCTGCGGTCGGCATGGAGACTACGTTGTCTGATACCAGGTGATCTGCAGAAGGTTCTTGTATGCGCTGGTTGAGCAGCTTGGCCAACCGTGGGCTGACCTCTTCAGGTAGAAAGTCGAGCGCTTTCGCTAGCTTTAGCAGGGCTTCGATGTTGAGTGGCATGCCGCCATTCATGTACTGGCTGACGCTGCCTTGCGAAAGCCATCCGCACTGTTCTGCCACCACGTACTGGTTAAGCGTTTTGTCTGCTGCCTTACGCGCTTTGTAAATGGCTTTTAGGCGTGCGGATTCCTCGTCAATGATGACGCGGTCGACCTCTGGCGGTTTGTTGGGGTAGTCGTTGCTCATGTGTGCATCATTATTAATTATACCAATATTGACAAACAGCCAGACTAATAAACCCTTGCGCCTTAAAATTGGTATAGCTAATATCTAAAGCATTGTTGTTAGACAGAGGCGATGAAGCCATGAAACTCACCGAAGCAATGCCGCTGAATGAATTTGTGCAGGGACGTAAGCAGGATCAGATTGCCGCCGCGTTGGGTGTTACCCAGGGCTCGGTTTCTCAGATGATGAACTCTAGCCGTTCAATCTGGGTAAGGGCGCTTCCGGACGGGGGCTACCAAGCTTATGAGGTGCGCCCGATTGGGCGAAAGCCAGCACAACAGATTGCCGCATAAAACAAACCCTGCTGCTTTGGCGGCAGGGTAGGTGTCAGTGCCAAGGGACCACCTACCACGGAAGACCCTTGACCCTGACGGGATGATGAGCAGCTACCACACCGCTCATCGCAACAGCCGGCCCCCGACACAGCCAGTGCAGAAGGGGCCGAGCCGCTGTAGACCAAGCATAAGCGGTATAACCGCGCCTTGGCTACGGCGTTACAGGGGAATTAACGCCAATGAGTAGACAACACCTTCTGCCGGACGCTGGACCGGTGCTCGATATCCACCAGGCCGTTTATGTGGCTGCCCGCGAATGCAGGGGCGGTATGACGGCGTTGGCTGCAACGGTGGTTGTGCCTTACGACACTTTTCAGAAGAAAGTGAGCGTGGCCAATGCCACCCACCATTTGCTGCTGCATGAGTTTATGGCGGTGGCTGAGGCGGTAGATGATGATCGCATTGATGATGCCTTTGCTCGCGCTCGCGGCAAGCTACTGTTCAAACCCCAACCGGTACCGGCCACCCGTCAGGCGCTTGAGGCGCTGGGCAAGATGCTGGCTGCTGAGGGTGCGTTTGTTGGCAGCCTGCATGAAGGCGTGGCCGACAGTAAGTGGGAGCAGCACGAGGTTGAGAAGCTGGAGCACTGCGCGCATAAGGTGATCAGCGAGATTCTAGGCATCTGCGCGGGTGCGCGGCAGGCGATGGAGGGCGACAACCATGGCTGATGCATGCGATCTGGGCAACGATCGCGCCCAACAGATAATCGATGATGCCCTCGCGGCACGCCGACAACAGGCCTCGCGGCCTGTTGTTGATCACCTGTTTTGTGAGTCTTGCGGCGTGGCTATTCCGCCCAAGCGCCGTGAGTTATTGCCTGGTGTTGAGACCTGCGTGCATTGCCAGGAGATTCTTGAGCATAAGGGGGTGGGCCGTGGCAGACCTGTCTGATATTACGCTCGATGACTTGGCTGGCCTGCTGGCCCATATTAACGCCGACACTGATCGCGACAGCTGGGTGAAGATCGGCATGGGTGTGAAGGCGCACTTCGGCGAAGACGGCTTTAACGATTGGAACAGCTGGAGCCAGAACAGCCCTGATTACAAGCCAGCTGATGCGCTGAGCGCGTGGAAGTCGTTCAAAGGCGCGAAGGTAACCATCGGTACGGTGGTGCATTTGGCGAAAGAGGGCGGCTGGAAGTTTACCAAGCGCGAGCTGACCGCTAAAGAGAAGCGTGAGCGCAAGGCAGAGCAGGAAGCCCGCCGCAAACAGCGCCAAGCTGAGGTTGAAGCTGACGTAGCCCAACTGACCGCAATGCAGGCTGAGATTCAGAGGATTACCGGTCGGCTGCTGGCGGAGTTTACGCAGGCGCGCGGTAAGAGTGAGTACTTAGAGCGTAAACAGGTGCCGCCCTACGGTGTGCGGTTTATTACGCGCAATGTGGTGTTGAGCATTGATGCACAGCTGGTGCGCTGTGATTTGTGGACGGGTGATGATATCGCCCGTTTTTTTGCGAACCTGCCCAACCCAAGGCCCGACCATCACACCTTCATGAAGCTGGACGCGGGCACCTTTCTAGTGCCGCTGCGCGATATCGATAAGGTGGTGTGGAGTTTTCAGGCGATATCGGCCAACGGCACGAAGCTGTTTCCTAAGTTTGCGCGTAAGCAGGGCTGCATGCATTGCATTGGTACGCTGGATGGTGCCGAGGTAATTGTGGCGGCTGAGGGCTATGCAACGGCGGCAAGTGTTGCCCAGGCTAGCGAGTGGCCTACGGTGATGACGGTGGATGTGGGCAATATGGCGGTGCTGGCTCGGCAGTTGCGTGCGAAGTATCCGGCGGCGCGGCTGATTTTGGCGGGCGATGATGACCCCAAACCAGACGGTAAGAATCCGGGCCGCACTGCGGCTGAAGCTATTGCTGCGGAATTGGGCCTTACGGTGGTGTTCCCGGTTGTGCCTATGCAGGTGGCGGCATGACGGCGGCGCGTAAGGTTGATTGGAATGATCTGCATGTTGAGTTTGGCCTGGCGGTAGTACGCGAGCAGCTGCTGGCTGCAGCCAATGAGCCGGTGCGCTCTGTTGCGCCCAGCGCGGATGATCTTCCCCCGGCCCCATCTGGTACTGAGCCGCCGCCGGCGGCTGAACTAACTGAGGGGTACGGGGAGGGCTGGCATCTGGAGAAGGTGCGGGCGCGGTTTGCGTTGATTGAGGGCGAGACCAAGGTATTTGATTTGCACCGCCGGGCCATCGTGCGCAAGGCTGGTTTTGAGGCGCTGGTGGGTAAGGCGCTGGCTAAGCAGTGGTTTGAGCTGCCAGAGAAAAAGGCGATAGACCCAGACAATGCGAAGCGGGTGGAGAATGACGCGAAGTTGGGCAAGCGCTCGAAGGCGACCAAGGACGGCACTGATGTGTATTGGCGTTATGTGTACCTGGATGGCTCGCAGGATATTTACGACCGCCAGTTACGGCAGCGCTTGCCAGCGGCGGCGGTGAAGCTGGCTATGGGCGATGGCTTTACGCTGTGGCAGAACAGCGACAATCGGCGGGTGATTCCGTCTGAGAACCTGCTGTTTGATCCGCAGATGATTGAGAGCCCGGCGGATACGATCAATACCTTTGAGGGTTTGCCGCTGACACCGGTACCGAACGGTTCGGCTTGCGAGGGCATGGTCTGGTTGATCAGCTTTCTATGTAACGGTCAGAAGGATGCCATTCAGTGGCTGACGCGCTGGCTGGCTTACCCGCTGCAACGGGTGGGCGCGAAGCTGGACACGGCGGTGCTAATGCATTCGACCATGGAGGGCTCGGGTAAGAGTCTGTTGTTTGGCGACATCATGCGGCCTATCTATGGCCCTTACGGGGCTACGGTGGGGCAGGCGCAGCTAGAGAGTAACTGGACGCAGTGGCAGTCGAACAAGCTGTACGGGTTGTTTGAAGAGGTGGTGAGCCGCGATCAGCGTTACAACCAGGTGGGCAAGATTAAGCATATGGTGACGGGCAAGACGGTACGGATCGAGAGTAAGTTTGTGAACGGTTGGGAGGAGGCCAACTACATGAACGCGGTGTTTCTCTCGAACGAGATCCTGCCATGGCCAATTGGCGAGAATGACCGGCGCATGCTGGTGTTGTGGCCTGAGAAGACGCTGCCCGAGCGAGCGCAAAAACGAATCGGTTATGAGTTGAAGAACGGCGGTATTGAGGCGTTCTTTGATTACTTGTTGGAGTATGACCTGGGCGACTTTGACGAGCGCACGCGGCCACCGGCTACGCCTGCTCGGCAGCGGCTGGTTGAGTTGAGCCGGGCCAGCTGGGATACGTTTTACCATCAATGGAAGGCTGGAGAGCTGGGCGTGCCGTTTGATCTGTGCCGCACGCAGGATCTGCACGATCTGTTTCTTGAGTGGTGCTCAAGGCTTAAAGAGCATTCGCTTAGCGAGACGAAGTTCAGCCTATTTGTGTCGACCAAGCCGGACACGTTTAAGTCTGACTCACAGATATTCTGGACGGATGACAACGGTGACCGGCGGCGCTCTATCTTCTTTATGCCTTCCCCCGACCCCAACCTTGATATGAGCAATGCCAAGCAGGTGGGGCGGCAGGTGTATGCGTGGCGATTGGAGGCGCTGAAGGCGGGCTGGCACCCCGATAAGTGGGAGAAGTGCATAGGCTTTGCTGCGCCGCTGGCAGGGAGTAGGGCTGATGGCTGATGTGTCGGGGGTGTCTAGGGTATGTCTACCCTTGCTTTGCCCAACCCTAGACAGCCGAAAGCCGCGTGGTTTGTGGCTTTGCGAGGTGTTGTCCGGGGTGTCTAGGGTTTACACGCGTGCGCGGGTGCGCGCATTTACATAGTGATGATATTCCGGTTTTTTTCTCATGCGTGAGCAAATAACCCTATCAAGCCTAGACACTATAGACAGTTGATTCCAAGTAAATGAAATGTAAAGAGTTTAGGTGTCTAGGGTGCTGTCTAGGGTTAGCCGATATCTGTCCGGGGTCTGATTTGAAGGGGAATGCCATGATTGAAGTAGTAGAACGGGCGCTGATTGCGTGGGGTCATGAGTACAGGACGCGGGGCACGGTGGCTGCCTTGCCGTGCACGCTGGGCGCGGCGATTGATAACAAGGGCGTGATGATTCGTAGCACGGGGAATGTTGGCAGCGGCGGCGGTGTGGGGCTGGAGGCGGGGGAGCTTGGCGTGGTGGGTAGTGCTGTTGAAGCCGCTCTGGTGCGGATACGCCAGCCGGAGGTTGCAGGTGGGCACGGCAAGGTGGGCATTGAGCTGTCGAAGCTGGCCCGTGTGCGGTACCTGTCTGACCCCATGCCCTTGGTTGAACATCAGATGAAGCGCATGGCGTGGCGCTCGCCTGAGACCCACCGCAGTAAGCTGCATCAGTTGCATGTGCTGCTGGAGCCGCTGTTGCTCAAAGAACTGCCTTGGTTGAAGCGCGCGGCGTGAAATAGTTATGACCATTCGTCGGGCGTGTTTTGGCGCGAAACCATGCTCAACACACCTTGCACACACCGCCCACACAATACGCCGGAAATGGCGTTAATTGGCCCTTTACGCCATTGGGGGTTGAGGGTAAAAAGACAGCTATTGTTGTATAGGTGCGTCAGTAAGGCCGCCTTTAAGCTGTGTTTCCCCTGCTGGACTGGCTGCCAGCAACCCCGAGCCCCACACATGAGAATGTTGTGGGGCTTTTCTATTTCAGCACCAGGGACGATTCAACCCAGGAGCATCTATGAGGATCAACGATATGAGCGAGCCGGCATCAACGGCGCTGGCTGGCTTCGGGCTGACTAAGATCGCCGGTTTTCTTTTTGGCGCTACTTTCGCGGCTATCGTCGTGATGGCAATGACTCAGCCGAAAAGCACTCGCGAGTGGGTCGTTGCACTCATCTGCACGGTATTTGCTTCAGTGTGCGGTGGAGCAGGCATGGTGCAGTGGCTTGACCTGCACGCATGGGCTGACCAGTTTGAAGGCATGGTAGCTCTGATTGGTCTGTGCTTTGTGTGCGGCCTGCCTGCCTGGGTATTTGTGCGGGCATGGTTCGCTTATGCAGATAAGCGCCAAGGCACGTCATTGATCGACATAATCAAAGAAATACGTGAGGCGTTGGGGCGATAGAGATGCCGCCTTGAGAGGCGGCATTGGGTTTATTCCACTGTGAGCGCTTGCTGGATCCTGTCGGCGTATTCGGATAAACGGTTGAACTCGAGTTGCACGTTAGTGCCCTCAGCGCCAAGAGCCTTTGCAGCGATTACTTCAAGCGCTGCGGCGACCGCGGCAGCTCTTTTCTCGCTAGGCTCAGAGTCGTTGCTTGAGGCAAGCATAATATTTCTAAATATAGTCTCAGACATTTGAACGTTCCTTGTTGAGCAAGTGGGTGTAGGTTCAACAATGCACCACGCTGAGTGCATGATCAAGTCGACAAGTTTCTATTGATGGACAAATCATAAGTTGGACTAAGTCATGATCAGCGAGACTCGGAAGGTGCCTCGGCCATGATGGACGGCAGTATCAGCGTCACTGACCTGGACGATGCGCTGGCCGACCTGAAGCGGCTAGGCCCGCAGAGCAATGCCGCTTTGGCCTTGGCGCTAAACGAGGTGGGCGCCGAGGCAGTGAAGCAACTGCAGGGCGAGGCGCGCACAGTGTTCGACCGGCCTACGCCTTTCACGATCAACGCGTTCCGTGTGCTGTATGCGAAGGCATCACGGCCTGAAGCGGCGGTTTGGATCAAAGACGAGAAGATTGGCGCCGGTGGTGGGCAAGCGCCCGAGGCCTGGTTTAGTCCGCAGGTGTATGGCGGTGACCGCCGGGTGAAACAGTCGGAGAAGCGCCTACGAGAAAAGGGCATCTTGCCCTCTGGCATGTTCCTGGCTCCGGGGCCGGGCGCTCGTATGGATGCATACGGCAACCTGTCGCGTGGTCAGATGCAACAGATCCTCTCTGGGCTTAGCGCTGATAACCCATCGGGCTCAACCATTGCCGCCAGCCAAAGCCGACGCTCTCTGAAGAAAGGCCACGCTAAGGCGTTCTTCGTGCTCAAGCGGGGTAAGCGTCCCATTGGCATCGCAGAGCGACGGGGCAAGACCATGGCTCTGGTGCTGTTGTTTGTGCGGCAACCCAACTACGCCGCCCGCTTCGACTTCTTCCGAGTGGTTCGGCAGGTGGCTGAGAACGATGCGCTGGTTGAAGGTGCGATAGACCGGGCCATTGCCAAGGTCCGGCGGTGAGGGCGTGGGCTTGGTTGGTAGTGCACCGCGCCAGTGCGCGGGGGCCCCTGGAGGTCTGAACGGTCAAGGGTAATTCGGCTCGCGTTTTCTCGCTAGCGGGAGGGTGTGAGACTTAGTTAACTGGGTGAACTGGTTAACCGGGCGTGGTTAACGGTTAACAGGTGGCGTTATGGAGACAGCAAGCAAGTCACAGTTCGCGGCGTTGATGGGTTGGTCAAAGCCTTACGTTTCCAAGCTCAGCGGTCAGGGCCGGTTGGTGCTTGATGACAAAGGCCGCGTGTTGGTCGCTGAGACTAAAGCGCTTCTGGAATCCAGTGCTGACCCAAGTAAGTCTGCCGTTGCAGATCGCCACCAGCGGGACCGAGTAGAGAAAGGCGTTGGCGTGCACGTTGCACCAGATGCACCCGCAGATACGGCGCCGCCAGCGGCTACGCCCGCTGGTAAGTTCGATTACCAATCATCCCGCGCTCAGCGCGAGCATTACCTGGCGCAGCTCGCACAAAGCGAAGCCCTCAAGGCGTCGGGTGATTTGGTTGAGCGTGCGGCGGTAGAGCAGGCTGCTTTTCTTGCTGGTCGCTCACTGCGCGATTTATTGCTGGGACTGCCAAAGCAAATTGCGCCAGACCTGGCCGCCATTACTGACTCTTGGGAACTCGAACGGATGCTGACCACCCACCTGCGGCGCGTGCTGGAGGATGCCAGCCGCATGAGTGCGGTGGATCTGGACCAGGTGCTGCACCCACCGAACTGATGCCATGACGATTGAATACGCGGACGGTGCCGAGCAGTACCGCTCGGCGTATGTGCGAGGCCTGCAGCCTGACCCTGAGCTGTGGACTGACGAGTGGGCTGATAAGTATATGCGGATCCCGCGTGATACCGGCGCCGCTGAACCAGGGCCATACCGCACGGATCGCACGCCCTATGCACGGGAGCCAATGCGCTGCCTGTCACCGGGGCATCCGGCAAAGCGCGTTGTGACCAAGGTCGCCTCGCAGATGATGAAAACCCAGATCGCGCTCAACTGGATCGGCAGCATCATTCACCAGGCGCCGGCCAATATTCTCACCCTGTTGCCCAGCCTTGGGTTGGCCAAGCGGGTCAGCGGTCGGATCGACAAAACCATCAAGGTGACGCCGGTGTTGCGCGATCGCGTGGCACAGTCTCGCTCGCGTGATTCACGCAACACGCTGGACACCAAAGAGTTTGAAGGCGGCACGTTGTATGCCACCACAGCAGGCTCAGCCGCCAACCTGGCTGAGGTGTCTGCACGCTATGTATACGGCGATGAGGTCGACCGCTGGGACGTTGATGTTGATAACGAGGGCGACCCGATTGAGCTGGCAGAAACGCGCGGTACCACCTTTGGCCGCAACGCCAAGTTCTACTTTTCCAGCTCACCCACAATCAAGGGTGTATCGCGAATTGATGACCTGTTTATGCAGGGCGATCAGCGGCACTTTTACGTGCCTTGCCCTTACTGTGGCGAGCACCAGGTGTTGCGTTGGCAGAACCTGAAATGGGCCAAAGATTACAGCTGGGCTGGTTACCTGTGCAGCAACCCTGATTGTAGCGGTGCTGGTGCTGGTGCGTTCATCGAAGAGCACCACAAGGGCCAGATGTTGGCTGCAGGCGAGTGGCGCGGGCACGCGGAAGGCGACGGCGAAACGGTCAGTTTCACGCTCTCTGCGCTGTATATGCCGCCGGGTTGGTTGGGTTGGACTGACCTCGCGAAGCAATACGACAAAGCGTCAGTAGCTGCCGCGAAGGGCGACCTTGAGCCGATGCAGGTGTTTTACAACACCCGCCTTGCCGAGGTGTGGGACTCCGCGCAGGAGATGACTAAGGCCAGTGAGCTAAAAGCGCGCGCAGAAGACTACCGGTTAGGCACCGTGCCCGCCGAGGCTCTGCTACTGACTGCCTCCGTGGATACGCAAGGCGACCGCTTAGAGCTTATGGTAATTGGCTGGGGCGAGGGCATGGAGCGCTGGGTTGTTGACCACAAAGTCATCCAAGGCACCCCCTCTGATGAGCGCACGTGGGCCGCGCTGGATGTTGAGCTTAAACAGCGTTACTTGCATGCCTCTGGTATAGAACTGGCAATCCGCGCCACCGCGGTGGACTCCGGCGGCCATCACACCGATGAGGTGTATCAGTTTTGCCGTTTGCGCCGCTGGCGTAACGTGTTCGCCGTTAAGGGCGCGAGTAAGTCAGGGCGGCCGGTCATTGCCCAGCGGCCCTCCAAGGTAGACGTGACATGGAAAGGTACCGTTGAGAAGCAGGGCGCAGAGCTTTGGCTGATTGGTACTGACACCGCCAAAGACTGGATCTACAACCGTTATGCGCTGGGTGAAGGGCCTGGTGCGCTGCACTTTTCCAAGGATCTGGCCGATGACTTTTATGATCAATGTGTAGCTGAACGCAAGATCACCCGCTACGTGAAGGGCTTCAAACGTCAGGAATGGACAAAGGCTAAGGCCGAGCGAAACGAGGCGCTGGACCTGCTGGTTTACAACCTGGCTATGGCGCACTACTTGAGCATACCTCGTTATACGTCGGTGGATTGGGAAGGCCTGCGAGCTGCTTTCACACAGCGCAGCCTGTTCTCTGAGCCTGCTAGTCAGTCTGTAAGCACCGATGAGAAGCAGACTGATCAGGAGTCGCCTCTAGAGCACCAACCACAAACGCCCGCTACTACGGCTAAGCCAACGCGGCGGCGCACATCTCGTAGCGGTTACCTAAACCGCCGATAGTTCATGAGGTACACGATGAGCACTGCACAGCAGCGCCTGGACAGTGTTCGGGCGCAGATTGATGAGGTCTTGCAAAAAGGCCAGCGGATGCGCAAAGGCGACCGCGAGCTGCAACGGGCCGAGCTGGCCAGCTTGCGGATGCTGGAGTCTGAGTACATCAAACAGTCTGCCCGCGAAGCTGCCGCCAACTCTGGTCGGTCTAGGGTTACGCGGCTTTACCACGGGGGCAAAGGAATTCGATGAGCCGCCAACGACTAGTAGCCAAACGTATCCGCAATAGCTACGAGGGAGCCGGTACCGGTCGCCGTGCAAAGGGCTGGGACGCCCCCGATGTGGCTATCAATAGCGTCTCACTACCCGCATTGCCGCTGCTGCGCAGACGCAGCCGGGCTGCTGTACGGAACGACCCATATGCGCTTAGCGCGATTACCAAACGGGTCACCAACATCATCGGCACTGGCATCACGCCAAGGCCGCAAATCAAGGATGAGGCGATCCGCAGCGCCCTGCAGGAGCTATGGGAAGACTGGGCAGACGAAGCAGACGCTGACGACCGCACAGACTTTTACGGTCTGCAGGCTCTGATTGGCCGCATGGTTGAGGAGTCCGGCGAATGCTTTGTACGGTACCGCTACCGTCGTGACGCAGACGGTTTTGTTGTGCCGTTCCAGCTGCAGATCCTACCGGCTGAGTTTGTGCCTATTGATCGCAACTTCAAAACCCGTCGCGGCAATATCGTGCGTGCCGGTATTGAGTTCGACGCGGTGGGCCGGCGCGCAGCGTACTGGATGTATCAGCAGAACCCCGGCGATGCCAACGCGCACTTGGCCGGCTTCAACATGCTGCACCGGATACCCGCAGACCAGGTGCTGCATATCTACGAGGTACAGGAAGCGGGTCAGTTGCGAGGCATCCCGCGCCTAGCACCAGTGCTACTGCGGCTGCGCTCATTGGATAACTACGATGATGCGGTGTTGTTTAGGCAAGAGGTGAGCAACCTGTTTGCAGGCTTTATCGTAAAGCCCGCGTCTGAAGGCCCACCCGGCCTGGATGCCGTGACCGGTGAGCCGCTGACCACCGATGCCGACGGCACACCGATGGTCGCGCTTGAACCGGGCTCTATGCAGGAGCTAATGGAAGGCGAGAAGGTCGAGTTTTCTGACCCGCCAGACGCGGGCAATACCTACGTGGACTTTATGCGGCAGCAACTGCAGGCCGCTGCTGCCGGCGTTGAGTTGCCCTATGAACTGCTAACCGGCGACATGAAAGACGTAAGCGACAGGGTACTGCGGATTCTGCTGAATGACTTCCGGCGCCGTATTGAACAGCTTCAATTCTCGGTTTATGTGCACCAGCTGTGCAGACCGGTACGGGCTGCATGGCTCGACGCCGCAGTGTTGTCAGGCGCGATTGACCTGCCGAGCTATGCAGAGCCTGCCAAGCGGCGCGATTACCTGCGCACGCGCTGGATTCCGCAGGGCTGGGCGTATCACCACCCCGTGCAAGATGTGCAAGGCAAGCTGCTTGAGATTGGTGGCGGGCTGCTAAGTCGCAGCGAGCATGCGCTACGCACCGGCTATGACGCCGAGGTGATCGACAACGAAAACGCTCAGGACAACGCAAGGGTAAAACGGCTCGGCCTAGCTTACAAAGTCGACACCACCGCCGAGACTGAAACCAGCAACAAGAACACCAATGAAGAGGAACCATGACCATGAAGAAACACCGGCAATGCATGATTGCCCTGGCGATGGCTGCGGCTGCCTCTTCGCCTTGGCGGATCATGAACAAAGGCACCGGCGATGCCAGCAAGGACGGCAGCTGGTATCGCATCAACAATGTGGCTGAAGACCCCAGCAAGCCGCTTGAGGTGGAAATCTACGACGAAATTGGCACCTGGGGTGTTACCGCTAAACAGTTTGTAGATGAGCTGAAAGCAGCGGATGACGGGCAAAGAAACATCGTCATCGCTATCAACAGCATCGGCGGTGAGATGGGTGATGGTTTTGCCATCCATAACGCTCTGCAGCGACTTGGCGAGCGGGTGACCGCGCGCATTGACGGCTTTGCGCTAAGCTCCGCCGGCGTAGTGGCGATGGGTGCGCACCGCGTGCAAATGCACGACAACGCCATGCTGATGATGCACAACCCTTGGACCTTCGCCGCTGGCGACAGTGAAGAGTTTCGCAAGATCGCGGACATCATGGATCAGATGGTTGAAGGCATCGTGGCCAGCTTTAAACACCGCACGCTGAATGTGGACGATGCAGAGCTGCGCCGCATGATCAGCGCGGAAACCTGGTTAACGGCGCAGGAGGCCAAGGACCAAGGCTTTGTTGATGAGGTGCTCAGTGGCGCCGGTAGTGTGAGCAACGCCTCGAGCCTGCGCATCCTCAATCGTTACAACAACATGCCGGCAGCGGTTAAAGCCCAAATGGCTAATCCACCCGCTGATCCGCCCGAACCAGAGCCAGAACCTGAACCGGATCCGGAGGGCGATCCGCCAGATATGGTCGCGCTTGCAGCGCTGGCCACGGCGGAGTGTGCCAAAGCCGGCATTGCCGATCAGGCACAAGTGATCATCCAGGCAAGCGGCCTTAAGGATGAAGCCAGCGTGCGCACTGCTGTGAAGCAGGCCAAGGATGTGCGGGCCCTTTGCATCATGGCCAAGCAACCGGACCTGGCAGCTGGCTTCATTCAGGACGGCCTGACGCCTGACGTGGCGCGCGGCAAGTTGTTCGACAAGCTGGTTGCTAACAGCGGCCAGGTTGAAATCAACAACCACCCCCCGGTGGATGACCAGCCAGCGCCAAGCGTTAAGGCTGTTAACCCGAGCGCCGTTTACGCGGCTCGACGTAACAAAACCGCCTCGAAAGGAGCGCAAGCATGAGTATCAAAACTGAAGGCGTAAACACCGGTGAATTCCTCCTTTCGGAGGCCAACGGTCAGCGCAGCCGAGCCAATATCGTCATCGCTGCTGGAGCGGGCATTGTGCTTGCCGGTACCTTACTGGCCGCGATCACAACTGCCAATGCCATGGTGGCAACCGCGGAAGGTGGCAACACCGGTGATGGCACTGTAGGCACTATTGCAGTAACCAGCTCCGCTGTATCCGGGACTTACACGCTTAACATTACCAAGGCGGCTGCAGGTGCAGGGAGCTTCGATGTAGTCGGCCCTGGCGATAGCGTGATTGGTAGCGGGCAAGTTGGTGAGGCGTTTGAGGCGGCAGGCCTGGGCTTCACGGTAGCCGCGGGCAGCGCTGATTTTGTCAAAGGCGACAGCTTCACTTTGGCCGTGACCGCAAACCTGGGTGAATACGTGCCTTATGACGATGACGGCACGGACGATGGACGTCGCGCCGCATCGGCGATTCTCTATGGTTCTGTGGACGCTACTGAAACTGACGCCCTGGCTGTTGGCGTAGTGCGGGACGCAGAGGTAGTAGAGCGCCTGCTTATTGGCATGGACGCCACCGGCGCTGCTGATCTTCAGGCCTTGGGCATCGTTATTCGACCCTAACCTGAACTGAAACACTAACCCCTCAAAACCTCGCAGCAGCGGGGTTTTTTATTGCTAGGAGCCCACCATGGCTGAGATTTCCCTTTTTGAAGATGAGGCCTTCAGCGTTCCGGCGTTGCTTGCCGTGATCAATGACGAGCCACAAGTGCCGGGCCAGATTGGCGCATCTGGTCTGTTTGAAGAAGAAGGTGTGAACAGCACCACCGTCCAGATCGAAAAAGACGGCACCACCCTGGCACTGGTGCCAGCTGCTGCACGCGGCGGCGTAGGTATGGCGGTATTGGCCGACAAGCGTCAGCTGATCCCGTTCAACACTGTGCATTTGCCGCAAGTCTTCCAGATTCTGGCGGATGAGATCCAAGGCATCCGCGCGGTCGGCAGCACCACTGAGCTGCAACAAGCTCAGCGCGTGGTTGAGCGCCGCCTGCAAAAATGCCAGATGCAACTGGACACCACGCACGAATACCAGCGCGTAGGGGCCATTAATGGTCTGGTGCTGGATGCGGACGGTAAGAACGTGCTGTTGGATATTCATCAGCGTTTTGGCCTCACGCGCCCCAAGGCTTTTTCATTCGAGCTCGAAAACCCCGACACAGACGTGAGCGTGAAGTGCGTCGAGGTGCTCGACCTGCAAGAAGATGCGCTGGGCAATCTCAGCGGCGCAGGCGCGCATGCATGGTGTGGTCAGGCGTTCTGGAACAAGCTGATCAGCCACAAGAGCGTGCGTGAAGCCTATTTGACCAGTGAAGGTGCCAGCACCTTGCGCGGTGACCGCCGGCAGGCGTTCGTGTTTGGCGGCATCCTGTGGGAGCGCTATCGCGGCAAGGTCAACGGCCAACCCTTTGTTGCCACCGACCGCGCCAAGCTCGTGCCTGAAGGTGTGCCGGGTCTGTTCATCTCTGCGTTTGCGCCGGCGGACTACATGGAGGTGGTTAACACCGAAGGTCTGCCGTATTACGCCAAGCTGGAGCGCCTGCCTTTTGATAAGGGTATCGCTGGTGAGGCGCAATCCAACCCGCTGCATATCTGCACCAAGCCACTGGCGGTGCGTGAGCTGACCATCTGACCATGGCTAGCTTCGCAGACCTGACCAACGAGATGGACGACAGCCTGCTGTCGTCGCTCAAGGATGGATGCGTTGACCTGATTACAGCTGCCGGTGTGGTGGCTGTGGTTGGGGTAGACGCCATCGTTGAACAGGATGTCGAGCGGATCAGCGAGCAGGGCTTTGTCGAGCGCGTAGTCACTATCTGTGTACGCAGGACTCTGCTGGGCAGCTATGACCGCAAGGGCGCATTCGTCAGTAATGTGGATGAGCCCATTGCCGACCTGGCCGCCAAGCGCTGGCACCTGGATGGCATCGAATCCGACGACGGCCACCTGATCACCTTCTACGTGAGACCCTGATATGCCACTCGATGTGCAAAGTCTGGTGCTCGCAGAGCTGGAGCAGCTGCTGGCATCTGTGCCTGCGTTCGGTGAGCTGGTGTTTGAAGACAGCGTGCTGCGCGTGCTCGATGCTGCTGATTCGGAACTGCCTGATCAGTTCATCGTACTGCAGCCCGGCGACACGCAAGAGCTGGAGCGCGTCGGGCATGGCAGTGTGCGCGAACAAACGACCATCAACATCACCGCGGTAACCAAACTGCGGGGCTTCGCGCCTGTGCTGCGGGCTGCGCGGCTGGGCATCAAGGTCGCGCTGGCTGGCAACAAAGCCGGGTTAATGACCATGGGCGTGCAAAAGGCGGCGTTTCAATCTGAATCGCCATTGCCACCCGGTCCCGGCCGTGTGTGGGCCGCTCACGTTCTACCGCTGCAAATCACGTACGTCCAACCCCTGAAATAACCGGAGGCATCATGCCTAAACACAATGTCACCCAGGCGTTTCATTACGCACAGGGCGGTGAAGTGCTGCTGTTCAAAAAAGGTGAGCAGGATCTGCCGCCAGCTGTAGCAGAGCACGCCATCAAACACGGGTTTGCACCAGCGCCCAAAACGCCAACCGCCAAGCAAACGGACGCGCCTGCAAAGGCCGAGCCTGCAGCCAAGCAATAACCAGAGGGACCAACCATGGCACAAGTAGACCGCTCGTTTGTGGGTGAAGGCATCATCTACGCCCGCGCATATCAGAGCCAGGCCGCATTGCTGGATATTGGCAACTGCGACGCCTTTAACCTGTCGTACCAAACCAACCGTACCACGCTGCCAAACTTTCGCGGCGGTGGCGGTAACCGCAACGTGCGTGAGCGGATCACAGACGTAACCGCGACCATGGGTATGTATGACCTCACGCCAGAGAACGTCGCACGTGTGACCCGCTCGCTGGTGACTGAGGTGCCCACCACCGCTATCGTCGATGAACCGCTGGCCTGTGAAGGTGTAGTGGGTGAGTTGATCCCGTTCAAGTACTTGCCAGGAATGGAGACTGCGCCCGTGCTGAAAACAGCCGGTGATGATCCGCTGGTTGCAGGTACCGACTACCTGCTGAACCCGCACGGCATCATTGTGATGTCTACCACCAACATCACCAGTGCAGGCATAAAGGCCAGCTACACGCCGCGCGGCTCTAGCGTGCTGCAAATGATGACCGCCCCGGCTGTAGAGCTGGAAATCTACATTGCGGGCCTTAACGATGCACAGAGCGGAGAACCCTTTAGCTTGCGCCCGCGGCGCATGAAGCTGGGCGTCGTCAGCCAGCTGCAGGTGCTGGGGCAGGAATACCTGAAGCTGGAAGCACCAGGTGAGCTGCTGGCCGATGACACCATCGTTGCGAGTGACATCAGCAAGTTCTGTGCGATGGAATTGGCGGCTTAGCATATTTTCGCCTAAAAGTCTTTTGGCCGCGGCCGAAAGACTTTGTGCTTATGCAGCGGCAGAGTTAAGGGGTAGGCCGGTTGACGCCGTCATTCCTTAAGTCGCTGCGAGGGCGCCATGGTGAGTAAAGATCTGGTAAGGATTGTGCTGTTGGGTCGTATGAATGAACGAGATTCGGGAGTGGTTGGAAAAATAGTGGCTCTCTCAGTACTAGTTATGTCGCTCGGAGCAGCCTTCGCACTGATACTCGCTTCGTCATCGTAATCGTTACAGGGTCACGGCGACGTTGGACGTGGTCGTGTATTTGTGACGCCTGGCCATCATTGGGCTATGATCCTCCTTGACCTCATCAGGGAAGATCCATATGAAATGTCCAAAATGCACATACGAACCGACCATGGCAGAGCAAGCGGATAGCCCCGGCATCTGCCCGCGATGTGGTGTCGTATATTCAAAGGTGGTAGCGCAACAGATTAAATCGGCGGAGCCAGTGACGGCCGAAACATCAAACAAGTCTTCAAAGGAACAGCGCCGCCAACAGGAGACAGAGGAGTGGCATAAACGAATGGATGCTGCGGCCCAGCGCCGAATTGTAATAACTGATATCGATATTCCTTTTGATAGGCTGGTCATGGTAATGACCAAAATGATTTTGGCAGCTTTGCCGGCTTTGTTCATAGCTAGTCTGATATTGACTGTGATTGGCACCGTGCTTGTCGGTGTAATCCGTAGTTTCTTTTGAGTTAAATACTGTTCTTTCAAAAAACCCCGCCATCGCGGGGTTTTTTATTGCCTGGAATCCAGCCTCATGAGCATCAAAGATCGCCTGATTCAGTTCGTCCTGCGTGGCAAAGATGAGCTTTCGCAGGAGGCGCGCAAAGTCTCCAATGCGCTTGAGGATGTGCAAAGCAAAAGCCAGGGGCTGCGTGACGAGTTCGATAAAGCCAAATCAGCCAAAGGCCTGGTGACTGCATTCCGCACTACCAGTGACACGGCAGACCGAGTGCGCAGCACGCTGGAACGTACACAGCGCCGGGCTGCTGAACTGCGCGAGGAACTTGAGAAAAACCCAGGCAGCAAGGGCCTGCAGGTGTCGCTCCGCGAGACCGAGCGCGAGTCTGCCAAGGTCGCGCGGGAGCTGGACAAGGTCACCGCCAAAACCGCCGAGCTGGAAGCTGCGGCCAGAGCTGCAGAAGTAGACACTCGCGATCTGGCAACCGAAGAGCGCCGCCTGACTGATGAGCTGGATAGAGCCAAGCGCGCAGTCGGTAACAACACAGATGAAGTGCGAAAGCTTGAGCGTGAACTGCGCAAGGCGTCAAAGGCTTCTAGCGAACATCGCTCGCGGGTAGATGCCGGTCGGCAGGCTATGTCATCCGGCGCCAAGCAGGTGCTGGCCTTTGCTGCTGCTTATGTCTCGCTGAACGCGGCATTTGGTGTAGTGCAAAAAGGCTTGAACCTGGTGCGCGATGGCATCTATTCGATGCTGGCCACCGGCGATCAGTTCGAGGGCATGCAGACCCAGCTCACGGCGCTGATGGGCTCGATTGAGGGTGGCGAGAAAGCCACCGATTGGATCAAGCAATTCACGCGTGACACACCCCTGCAGCTGCAAGACGTGACGCAGGCGTTTACTTTGCTCAAGGCGTTTGGCCTTGACCCGATGGATGGCACGCTGCAGGCCATCACCGACCAGTCTGAGAAGCTGGGCGGCGGGATGGAGAAGCTGACGGGCATCTCGTCTGCCCTTGGCCAGGCATGGGCCAAGCAGAAGCTGCAGGGTGAAGAGATTCTGCAGCTGGTCGAGCGTGGCGTGCCGGTGTGGGATCTGTTGGAAAAGGTGACCGGCAAGAATACCGAGCAGCTTCAAAAGCTCAGCAGCGCGGGCAGGCTTGGCCGGGATGTTATCAGCGACCTAATCAAAGAGATTGGCAGCGCAGCGGAAGGCTCAGCCGCCGCGAATATGACGCGCCTGACCGGTATTGTCAGTAACCTGAAAGATGTCGCTTCGGACTTTCTGGACCGCATAGCCAGAAGCGGCGCCATGGAGTACGTGAAAGAGCAACTACTAAGTGTAGCGCAAGCCATCGATCAGATGGATAAAGATGGCCGGCTTGATGCGCTGGCTGAGTCGTTGAGCACGGCGTTCATTCAGGCATCGGAGCGGGTGAAGGCCTTCATCACAGATGTGGCAGATGTTGAGTTTGATGAGATCGCTAGTAAGGCAACGGTTTGGCTGAGCGACTTTGGCACCAAGCTGGATGATGCGCGCATGCGCGTGCAGTTGTTTTTTGCGCCTTTCACAACGCTGTTTCAAGGTTTGGTAGCCGGGTTTGCTGCAGTGGGGCTGGCCGCTGTTAGTTTCGCTCGAGGGATCGTTGATCCCTTTCTGGCAGCTGGCGAAGCAATCGCCAATGCGTTTGATCTTGATGGTATGCGGGAGCGAATAGCTAGTGCCCGTAATGGTTTTGCCGAGCTTCAGGGTGCGTTCGTAAACCAGATCGAGGAGTCAGGAAAGAGCATCCGCAATGCCTGGGATGTGACCACCCAACACCAGGTGCAGCGCTCGCAAGAGGTGACCGCCAAGTTCAAGACCGAAGCAGACCAACAGCGCATGTTGAACCAAGCGCTGGCCGACGAACTCATCAACAACCAGCAACGTGTTAAAGAGGCGGCCATTGATGCCGCTATTGCGGGCACTGAGGCCATAGCCGACTTCGCCGAAGCCCAAAAACTGATAGACACAGCCAGCACGGTAACCCAGCTGGAAGGGCTACGCGCTGCAATGCTGCGTGCCTACCAAGATGGCGCCATAACCCAGCAAGAATACGCAGCAGGCCTGGGCATTGTTGCCGACAAGCTAGACGCCATAGCAGGTGAAGCCGACAAAACCGCCAAGTCCCTCTCTGACGTAATCGCCGAGCTGAAAGACTTCGCCGGCGTGCAGAAGGCCATCGGCAACGCGAAAACCGATGTTGATATCGGCAAGCTGCGGTCGGCCATCACCAAGCTATATGAGGATGGCAAGCTAACTGTCGACGAGTACACAAAAGCCGTTGCCAATCTGGATAAGCAGCAAGCCAAACTGACCAAATCCACCGGCGACCAGGCGGACGCGCAGAGCAATTTGGAGAAACAGCTACAGTCAGTCAGCGATGCATTGGCCGCGCAAGCTGATGCAGAAGCGGCAGCGGCATCGGCTCGTGAAGAGCAGCAAGCCGTGTTCCGCGACGCCTTCAGCACCTTCTTTGACGACGTAATGACCGCCGCTCGTTCGCCTCTGGCGGAGCTGAGTAGCAAGGCGCTGGAGGCGTTCGACTCTCTGCGCGGCATCAGTAGCGTCGATATTGATCTAGACACCAGCAGCCTGGAAGGCACGGCCGCATCGCTCGCGCTAGTGAATGAGAAGGTGGGCGAGCTGCAGTCCGGATTGGATGATCAGTTCAGAGGCCCATTCGCGCGCTGGGCGGATGAAACCCTGTTCGCCAGCCGGCAGCTGCAAAAGCAGTTTCTTGAGCAGACCGCCACGCTGCAAACGCTCATGCAGGGCTATGACGACGGCACGCAAGCGCTGGGTGACTTCACGCGTGAAGCCAGACAGGCCCGCGAGAATCTAGACCTGCTCGAAGAGGCAGACCTTCAGCAGCTGGATGCTGCTATTGCCAGCGCCAACCATCGCATGCAAGAGCTGGGCAATAGCAGCCGCACGGCACTGGATGGCCTGCGTGACGAGCTGGACCGCCTGCAGGGCAACACCGAGGCCATTGAAAAACGCCGGCTGGAAAGTCGCCAGCGTGATCTGCAGGCGCAAATGGCCGAGGCCCGCGCGGCTGGCAATGGTGAGGCATTGCGCAATTTGGGTGAAGCCATGAGCGTGCTGCAATCAATCAACAACGAAACCCGCCGCAACAAGCGCGATCAGCCAGCGCAAGCCAGCGCGCCGGGTAGTGAAGCTTCCGCAGTGCAGCAGTCTACTCAGCCAAGCACGGTTATACGGCTGGAGACCGCACGCGGTAACTCAGTGGATCTGACCGTAGGCGAAGGGCAAGAAGAGTCGCTGTTGGGCATTCTTGAGCAAGCTGGATTGAGGAGCATGTAATGCGGCTAGCGGACATTGAACTGGATGATGACTTCCAGTGGGTCAACGAGTTTGATCACAACCCCATCCAGCAAACTATTGAGTACTCGCTGACTGGCGCTTTGCTATTGCAGGAAGGCGTAAAGCAGCAGGGACGCAGTATTGACCTGCGCAGCAATGGCGGGGTCTGGACACCTCTGTCAGTGGTGAGGCAACTGGAAGCGCTGCGCGATCAGCCCAGCGTACCCATGGAGTTGGTACTGGCTGACGGGCGGGAGTTTAAAGTTGTTTGGGATCGCAGCGCAGCGCCGTTGGCGGCGGAGCCGCTGGAGAGAGAAACCTATCCCAAGCCTGAGAGCCTGCACTTCATAGAAATGCGGTTTATCACCGTGTAGTCTAAGGAAGGTCTGAAAAAGACTTCCTGAAAAGGTAAAATGCGTCAGCGCCATTTTCGAGACCACCGCATGAAACAGATGAGCTTTGCAGACGCCGAATACGCTGGTAAACGTAAGCAGACCCGCCGTGAG